CCATTACCAATAACTTTCCTACCTTTCAAGATGTCTGCAAAGGTTACTTTGCCATCTCCAGTTAAGTCAGGAAATCCATTCTTTTTTTTACCATTCTTTTTTTTCTGCATATATTTACCTATTATTAAAACGCTTACCACGTTTAAGATATTCTATATATATTTCTTTTAACTTGTCAAAGTTAGCGTTTGGCTTGGTATTCTCTCTTGTTGATTTAATGGTAGTTAAATACTCATCAAAACAGGTATGATCTATACCATGACAAAAATGTTTATGTTCTGCATTGATAATCCAACCACCCATATTTGATAAAAGTTCTTTTCCGCACCAATTACAATTACCACATTTTCTTATGGAAATTTTTTTGGCTCTTGGCATTTACCATGCTTTCTTACTTATAGAAATTGCGAAAGAAATTACCACGCTTTGCAAGACCAATATCTAGCAGATAGTTTATTGGTAGCTGTGGCACAACGATGTCTGGCTCTAAAGGATTTACGTCTTGCTGGTATGTTTTTTTTAATAGTCATATTAGGATCACCAAATCTAACCAATCTTATTTGATTGCCTTGCTTTGCTAGAACTGCTGATTTTTTACTTTTACCAGGAGTAGATTTAGGTTTGTTATAACCAGAAAATTTTTCACCTCTATATGTAATCATTCACCTATCCATCTGTAAGGATTAAAGTCATCTTCTTTAATTAGATTATAAAGATAACAGTCTTTGTTTGTAGTATCACATTTGCAGCTACTTAACAAACAGCATATCCCACTCTTTAATTTATATATGCAATTTAATTTATTATATTCTTCCTTGTCCAGCATAGTCTTTATAAGTTTTAGATTTATTTATTCTTTTAGTATGCCTACCTTTGCGTTTACGTTTAGGTGGTTTAATGAATTTGTTTTCTAGATATTTCTTAGCCATTACAACCGCAGCCACACATAGGCTTGGATAATTTTTTAGATTTAATAAATTTAACTTTTACGTTTGATCCTTGTTGCGATGTCAATGTAGGTTTCTTTTTAGAATAAGATTGAGCAAACATTGTAGTTATTTGATCACTCATTTTTTAAATATATCTAATGTTGGTTTTAATCCATAGATAGCACCAAAGATACCAACGATTAACCATTGATACCAAGAAGGAAATTTGTCAAAATAATTAAAGAACAAATCTAATTTAGCTTTTATATTTACATCATCACTAATGATTGCATACGATAATACTAGGATTGGAATACAAACAATAATTAATACAAACTCATCTTTCCATGTCTTGTCGTGTTGATCTGATACATCTCTTTGGTATTCTATTTCACCTCTAGCCATACGTTCATAATATCTACGTTCAGCTTCGGATTCTAAAAGTTCTGATTGCTTATGGTTCTTATAAATCTCAACACCAGTTTTAAATATTGTAGGTAATATATTCCACCACATTAGGCACAACTCCTCATTATGTTTGACAATGCTTCGCATCTGCTTGGCGTTTGTCTATACCAAATTGAATTTAACATTTCCTTAGCAGCTATGGTATAATTATATTCTTTAAGAGCTTCAAACATTTTTTTGAATTTAGAAACACCAGATTTGCCTAGCTGAAATACCATCTCAATAATTACTTCTTTTGCAAGTGGTTTAATATCATAGTTAGTAAGCAACTCTTCAGCACCCTGGACAGCAACATTAAAATCTTTATTAAACAATTCCTCAAGTATTGCTTTGTCATAAATAACATCATCTACAAAATCATCATCTTCTGTAAGCAAATGTCCATAACCTATGGTTCTTTTATTTAATGAATCTAAATATACTTTATCTAAAAATCCCTCGTGTTTTTTTATTCTTGCTTTTAAACCCTCGTATGTCATGGAATTAATATTTTACCATCTTCATAAACATAAGCAATTTTAACGTTCATATTCTTCTGTTTTTTAGATGGGGATCTGTTAATGCGTTCATTTTTATTATTACAATATTTATTTGAATTTTTCCTATACGATACTGTCTTAACATCGTAGTTAGTATATTTTTTTGTCTTAATATTATAGACAACTATATCAACTGGACCAATGCCACCAAGAGCTGTGAACACTAATAGGTTTGGATCTTTTGCAAAATATGCTTGAGCTAAAGCCTCTGATACTAACCCCTTATCTGACTTTCTCATTAAGTATTAAGTTGTTTATCTAAACTGAAAAAAACTCACAATCGCTGTTGCTAATCCACCAATAATTACGAGAAACGCTATAACACCTTTACCTTTATTCATGTCTGAATGAAGTTGTTTAACATCACTACGCAATTCATCTATTGTCTTTATTAACTGTTCCATTCTTTCAGCACATAGTTTTTCATGTGCCGATAATCGTACAGATGTTGTAGATATTTTGTGCTTTGATTTCATTTTACCACTATAGGTAGTGGGTTATAAAAGTCAATTATTACATACATTAGGAAGATAAAATATCTTTGCAGTCAAAGAGGAAAGCTGGTCTTATCTCTTCAAACATATCGTTATTAAATTCCTTTGCAAAGGCATGGATCATTTCATAACCTGCTAAAGAGCATTGCTTAAAAGTATCAAAGGTTCTACCTGTAGATTTAATTGGTAGGCAAGATCCATCCATCATGCTGCAAATAGTAAATATTAATAAAAATTTCATGCTAATTTGCATATAGTAAATGTGGATAAATAAAAGATGTTATTTTATATAGGGGAGAGATAAATTCCCCCCTATAAAGATTAAGAATAAAGATTAGTTATCGTACTCATCCTCTTCTTCATCATTATCAAAATCATCTGCGTTAGAATTTTCTTCTTCTTTCCAGATGTTATTTTCTAATTTATCAAGAAGATCTCTGATCTCATCAACCAGCTCTTGATTTGTTTTAGGTTTTTTTGCCATGCTAACTCCTGTAGTTGGTTAGGCGTGGCGAGATAATTTTAATTATCTAATAAGTAAATAAAAATATTTTTTATAACTTATTGTTTTGTAATTAAAATTTATTTATTTTTATAAATCTTTGAAACAACTTCAAAATAATTATTCCAAAAAGACTTAACATCTTCCGCATAATCATTCATAAACTTATTCCAATAATTTTTTATATCTGAATAATTGTACATATATTCTCCATAAGTTAATGAAGAGTATCTGGTATAGATTATTACAATTTCAAGTGTGATTTAATAAACCCAATAATATTGCTGATTTTATCTTTAAAAAAATAACCTACAAATATACCAGCTATTAAACCAATAATAAATATAGTCATATTAATTATTATTTTATCTTTAGCTTTTAATTACGCAAGTAATTAAATTCTTGTTAATGAGTGAGTAAAACGAACGAATTAACAAGCACGAGACATTTACGACTTTCCTTTATTTAGATTGTTGTTGTTTATTTAAAGAATAGACTTTACTTCTTCCTCAGTAAGACCGAGAGCTTGAAGTTTTGCTAATGCACTAGCTTTAGCTTGTTTATGAGCTTCTTCTTTAGCAAGATATTCTTGTCTTAGTTCTTCTGCTTTTGCATTTACATTAGACATATTAATACTAACTACATTATTGTTAGCATCATAAGCTGTATAAACTCCATCTTCAGCTTCAACAATTTGTTTAACTAAAGGATATAAATTATATATTGCTTTGTGTTTCATATTTATAATACTCCTGAACTAATTTCTATTAATGTTAAATTTGAACTATATCTTCCATGATTTGCGTCATCTGTATCTCTTTCAGTTCTACCGACATATAAAGCCGAAGCATCTTGTCCAGTTATTTCTGCACCATAAGTAATTTGTGAAGTTGTATTTGGATTATCAAGAAAATGAAATCCTATATTTGTTCCATTCCAATTTTGGAAAGGTGTGCCAGACCAAGCAACAGCACTTGGTCTATTACCAAACGAAGCACCACCACCTACTCTTGTACCGCTTGTCGTTGCTGTTTTTCCTGTTTCTCTTCTAATTGCCATTGAAGATGTAGCAGTTGAACCATTTCCTACTACACATTGTAAAAAAACAAGAATTTTACTACTAGATGATGTTGGTGTGATTGAACATTGTAATCCTGTTACCATTCCAGAACCAGAACCAAAAGATACTACAGATGTAAGTATAGTTGATTTAACTTGTATTATTCCACTTACTACTGTTCCAAACTCTAATGCTGTAGCTCCACTATTCATTTTCATCACTTGATTAGCTGTACCTAAACTAGGTGGCATCACTAAAGTATAGTTAGCTCCTGATGCGTGAGTTGGACTTTTGATTTTTATTCCGTGAGAATTTTGTTCACAGTTTAATTGTATATATCCGTCTGTTACTCCTGCCG